CACCTTAGGGTCCAGCGCATTGCCTGCCGGCGCTTCACAATAGCGCGTCTGGTACATGAACTGTCCGAAGAAATTTGGGCAGGAAACAGCGCCCCCATCAACATCGGGAAGGCGTTTCAGGAGCTCTGGGAGCGAAGGAGGATCGATCGACTGCCACAATGGTGGGAGAGCCTATGCAGAAGTGGTCAAAGTGTCGTGCTCTGGCAATGGAGAGAGGGCGTTCCCTATGGAGACGAGGACGTGCCCTTCTACAGAGCCTGGTCGCGGGATGGGGACCGGTGTGCCAGCTGTGGGGTTCATTGGACCTATCCCGCGGCGCGGTTTGGTCTTCTCTCGACGGCCTCAGAATACAACGAGGCCTCCACCTGTTTGTGTGGGAACCCCGACCCCGAGTTGCCAGTCAACCTCGAGGAGTTCGCCGCAAGGTGGACAGGGGTCCGCTCGAATGGAAGGATCGCGACAGCAGAAACAGACGCTACAGACCGCGAAGCAGAAGCCTCAGACAGACTCGAACGGATACTGCAAGATCATGCCCGCGCCACCGACAACGAGAAAGGCTCCAGGGGGCATCGATGGCGCAAGTTCAAGCGCGCAATCGTTGCAACCTGTACCACCGGCAGAGGGGAGGCAAGGGCGGACATCAACGCAAGGGTCCTCGCAGAAGTGCCAGTCGACAAGATCAATCGCTTCTCAGACAGAATCGGCTGCAACAAGTGGGTGCTGCTCATGCTGCGGGAGCGCGTCAATGACGGTCGTAACCTCCGACTCCAGCGACGTGACCTCAATAACATCAACGCAGCTCAGGGAGGAGATGGGGAGGGAGATGGACGAGATCATCCGCCTGGACGAGATAGATCGCCAGAGGAGCCAGGAGAACTTGGGCACCCTGCTTTGGGGCGACAACAAGATGCCCCAGGACCTAGTGGGGCCCAGGTGGACCAACGTTCTGATCAACGATCCTCTGTTGCTCAAGCGGTTGAACGAACTGGACAAGGAGCTGGAACTGGAATCAGAGAAGGACGAGAAGAGCGTATCCTCGGCGTCAATCAGAACCAAGCGACGGGCCATGAGGCGGGCCAGGCAGCGTCAACGACGCAACGCCGGGTCCTCCTTAGGGAACCAAAGTTTGGGGTCGGATCTACACGAAAGCAGCGCCGTAAGGCCTGGCTCGCCGCAACCCTCCCAGAGCGACACGGACCTCACAGACTTGACCTCAGTGTCCAGCCTGCTAGGGCCGTCGGCGTCACAGGTGGGGTGTGGGCGCGACCAGTGGAGGTGTCGCTTAGAACTCGAACCAAACGAACCAAGTCCAAGCAGCTCGGAGGGCTCAGTCGAGAGCTCGAACATCTTGCCCTCGTCGACATCCCTTCCTCAATGCCCGAACCAATGGAGCTCGGAACTCCCAACGAACTCGGAGGTGAGTACCAACAGCAACCACCTCGGGTCAGTCAGCTCAGGAGCACCCAGCGAGTCGACAGCTGGCTCTCAACAACCTCCAGCCCCTGATACGTGGACAGACTTTGTTACTGGTGAGGAGTACCCTGTAGACGGCCCCGTTCCACCACCAGTGGAAGGGGGCGAGCAGGTGTTTCTTCCAAAGTTCTTTGGGCCAGATGTAGAAGCTACGCGCGACAAGTCAGTGAGGTGGCAGATGCCTATCGGTCTCAATCCAGATATCCGACAGGCAGCTGCTATGTCTCATGAGCTGACAGTCAAGCCAACCTTCAACATTCGGGACCAAACGCCATGTAGCAAGGAAGCAGCAGAGAAGTGCGTCCGGTTTCAGGATGGTCTCTACACCCACCTGGCGATGCATGCTATGAACAAAGCGCGTGACCAGCGACTCATGGCTGATTTGACGGCTAGGGCCAGAACCTACATAAGCAAGATGGATACAACCCAGATACCTTGCGACCTGGTATTAAATATCATGGCCGAATCGGTAGCTGCGGCAATGGACATCACGCCTGCTGAGGAGCGCCTACGCCAACATTTGAAGTCTGAGGTCCAGGGAACCGCACGGGCAAAGCATGCTGAGTTGGTGATCAATGGTTACGCTGGTAGACAGTTCAGGGGTAGCGCGACGTGGCGTCGTGGCCCCTCGTTCTTCGACGGCTGGCTTTTGAATCCCCGACTCCTGCCCGGTGGTAAGTGACTAGGAGGTCTCCCAGCAGCCTGTTGTGCAGTGGCACTGCAACCAAACCAGGATGTGGTGCCAGGCAGCTGGGTGAAGCTAGGCGATGGGGCCTGCTGCACAAGGCGAACTTCTCAACGACTCCTCGCGCACGTTCCCGCGGGCGGCGGCGTCGTCTACACCCATTCTGACTGTGTGTGCAACGAGCTACTCGCGCTGAAAAACCGACACCACGCCGGTGGACCACCCCCTGATCAAGAGGTGCTGGTACACGTAAGAGCGGCGGTTAGGCGATTGGCAAGACGAAGCTTGCGTATACACGGCCGGACCGAGCGCAACACAGCACAGGCGATCATTGGACTCTACACAGGACCCAAGCGCAAGCAATTCGAACGAGCCGCGAATGACTTACTCCACTATCATATAGAGAAGTTTGACAGTCGCGTGCGGATGTTCATCAAAGCTGACAAGTATACTAACAGCCTCCATGGCTGTGAGTGGCCGCACTACGATGGAAATGAGAGGGAGCTGAAGGCCCCAAGAGGCATTCAGTATCGCAACAAGAGGTATTGCCTTGAACTTGCGAGGTTCCTACATCCCATCGAGTGGCAGACCTACCAGCTCCTTGATAGCACCGAGACTCCTATCTTCGCCAAGGCCCGAAACTCTTACCAAAGAGCGGCTGACCTTCGCACCAAGTATGATTCTCTCGTCGATCCAGTGGTACTGTGTCTAGACCATAGCCGGTTTGACTCACACTGCACCGTCCCCCTACTCCGCATAGAACACGAGTACTACCAGAGGCACAACGACCACCCCTTACTCCGGCAACTCCTTCATTGGCAGTTGGATAACAGGGGAGCCACCAAAAATGGCACCACATACTTTGTCCCAGGGACGCGTATGTCTGGCGACATGAACACAGGACTAGGAAACAATGTCCTTAACTACGGCATGCTGAGAGCTTGGCTCGATCGATCGGGAGTCAAGGGCTATGTTTACCTTGATGGCGATGACTCTGTCATACTGCTGGAAAGGAAAGATAGGGCCCGACTGCTCCCCGTTGAAGAGCACTTTGCAGGCTGTGGACATGAAACCAGGTACACGCAGGAAGAGGACGAGTTTGAAAGAGTGGAGTTTTGCCAATGTAGGCCAGTGTTCGACGGCAGGGCGTGGAGGATGGTCAGGAACCCATTTCGTATGCTTGCGCGCATTGCATGGACTGTCAATCCCATCCCTTGTGAAACCTTTATGCTTAGGCTGGTAAGGTCCATTGGCCTCTGTGAACTGGCTGTCTCAAATGGCATGCCCGTAGCGCAGGAGGTCGCTTTGGCCATCATCCGGGCGGGTAAGGGACGCATCTGGAAAGGGGTGGACGCCTACAAGCGTGCAGCTATGGAACGGTTCGGGCCAACCAAGGTTAAAGCTTTCCCCGTTTCTATGGAGGCGAGGGATAGCTTTGCCAAGGCTTGGGATATCCCTGTGGCCAAACAGCTGGAGTTTGAAAAGTGGGCAAGCAAGATGGCACTGGCAACGACGCGGATGCAAGACCACGTCCGCCATGCGGATTTGGCTTACTAGCCGCCCAGCGCGTGTGTGCTATGGACCTAGCAGTTCGAGGCACACTTGCCCGCCGACCTACGGGTAGGCGAGGTAGAGCGAGGCGCCAGCAACGGCGTCAGAAGAATGCGAGAGTGGTGCGAGTGGTGCAGGTGCAGCCTGCCAGGAGAAAGAGGGGTAGACGGTCGAGGCAGGTAAGGGCAATGACGCGTCGTGGTGGTGGATCGGAGTATGTTCATTGCTCCATAAACCCCATGGTGCACGGATCACCGGTGGCCATTCCGGACGGGCAAGGGTTCGCAAGCGTCGTGCTTGAGACCCGCACGATCCTGAATTTTACTCCACTCGGTGGTACCGCTCAAGTGATGGTCTTGCCAATCCCAGGGCTCAACCTAATCTACAGTACACCACCAGGGGCCGCGGAAACGTGGGTTTATAATTCATTTGGGTGGGCCAGTGTGCCAGCCAACATCACCCCAGCCTCCTTCTTGGCTAATTGTCAGTCCCATCGAACAGTGTCCTTGGGGGTCTCAGTTACCCCCTTGGGCCCTGTTATGAATCGGGGCGGCGTTGCCTTTGTTCGGAGGTTCGATGCAACAGCTGGCTTGCAACCAACTGTAGGTGTCTTGGTGGCCACTAAAACCGCCCAGATGGTTTCCCCTGCCTATTTCACTGCAGCAGCCATCTCACAATCTCCCAAGTCCTTCACCGCGTCACTCACCGAAAGTTTTATGGCCACTGCCACGCCTACAACGCAGACGTACGGGTTTTGTCCCTTTTACGAACCATCATACCTGGTGGTTGGTGAGAGCAACGACACGCCTGTCACGCCTATTGATGGGCCTGGCGGGGGATCGGCAACCGGCAGCAATCCCGTGACAGGCTACGATACTAACTGGGGCGGCATCCAAATAGAGATGGAAGCACTCTCTACGAACATGTCTTTTATGATTGAGGTTCGGCATTGTATGGAACTTAAACCCTTCGACGGAGGGGCCTGGAACATCTTTGCGACCCAACCACCCCCTAAGGATCGACCAGCCATGGACACAGTGGAGCGCATCAGAAATGCCGCCCCCATTGGGGGCTCCTTCAATGGAGTTGTCGAGCAAGCCAGAATCTTTGGGCAGTATTTGATGCGAGAGGCAACTACACGGATGATGACACCAGCGAATGCAGCGATGGTTGGTGTTCTCACCAACAATCTGTTGCGACCACGACAAGCGATGCTGATGGCCCCTTAGAGGGGAAACCCAGTGGCTGCTAAAGTCACATGCCATAACTCTCACGATGTTGGCTGGGCCTCAGTATCCTCCCCCCACCTCCCCATCCCAACCGTCACGAAACAACCCATTCAGTTGGACCCCCTGTGGCGGTTGACAGAAGCAGCAACAACATTGCCTAGGAAGAGCCTGGCGGCTCAACTAGG